AGCCCATGGCCGGCAATATCATTGATTCCTTCTGGGTGGCGCTCGGTTTCAAAACCGACACCACCGGCCTGGCCGAAATGCAGAAGCGGACCAACGAGGCCCACGCGAGCATGATGGAACTCGGCGCGGCCATTGCCGGGATCGCAGCCAGCTTCTATGGCCTCCGGAAGGTCGCCGACATCGGATCGACCTTCGAGCAGAATCGAATCCAGATCGCCGGCTTCCTGAACGGGCTCGGCATGGACTCGACGTTCAACGCCGGGTTAAAGGATGCCGCTGGTGTCATCCAGCAGATCACGAATGACGCCGCCAAGCTGCCGGGCGAGGCCGACGAGTACATCGAGGTCTTCAAGGCCGGACTGCCTTTCGTCAAAGGCGCGATGCCCGGCGGATCGCTCAAGGACATAACCAACTTCACGAACAAGCTGACTGCGATCGGTAAAACGTTCGGGCTCGACGCCGGCGTCATAGCGCGCGAGTTCGATCATATGCTCTCGCCCGGCAAGGGCATGGCTGGGCTGCGATTGCCGCTCTTCCGCCAGTTGATGCCGTTCATGCGGCAGGTTCAGGGACAGGCGAATCTGACCGCCGAATCGTTCAACGCGATGTCAGCGCCTGCTCGCCTGCAGCTCCTGCAGAGCACGTTCGCGAAGCTTCAGCCGATGCTCGACGCGAGCGCAGATAGCTTCGATGCGATGGAAGGCGCGCTCGTCTCATCGGTGAAGCAGATCACGAGGCTGGGAACGGCCGGACTCTTCGAGGGACTGAAGCGTTCGATTGGAGACGTCAACGCGCTCTTCTTTGATGCGAATGGCAACCTAACAGAGACGGGCAAGAACGTAGTTGGTCTAGTCAGCGACGTTAGCGCCTTCGTCGGTCGTCTGCTCTATGACGGCGTGAAGTTGGTCTCATGGGTTGCCGACATGACACAGCACTCGACGGTGTTCAAGGCGGTCATCGCCGGCATAAGCGCAATCCTTGCAGGGAGCGCGTTCAATACGATCGGCGGGTTGCTCCTGAAGATGGCCAAGGGATTTCGATTGGCCACGCTGATGAGCGGGTTGCTCTGGATCGCCCTCGGTCTCGTGATCGAAGACATCTTGGGCTTCTACAACGGAGCTGACTCAGTTACGGGGATGCTCGTCGATAAGCTTGGCCCTGGGATCTACGTACTCGCCACTGCAGTCGGCGTTCTGGCGACGGCCTTCATCGCGCTCAAGATCCAAGCCCTATTGACCGCCGCTGGCATGGTGATCGCATTCCTGCCCGTGTACGCCATCGTCGCGGCCGTAGGTCTGCTGGCATTCGCGGCCTATGAGATCAAGGAACACTGGCAGGGCGTGCTGGATTGGATCGAGGGGAAGCTAAACAAGATCGTCGATGTGCTCAACATCGTCAACCGCGCCCTCGGCGCCGACGACGCTCACATGAACAAACATTTCACCTTCGCCGACGAGCATCGTGATGAGGAATGGATGCAGAGCGAACTCGGCGCTGGCAATGGCGTGCTCGCTCCGCGAGTCGGCCCGGCTAACCCTGACGACTTCGGGCCACAGAGGTATCTCCGCAACGGAGCGCCCGGGATCTCAGGGGCTGACCTGTTCGGAACACCGACTTACGCCGGACCTGTCGCCAATGGTCCGATCCGCAGCGAGACGCACATCGGGACGGTGAACATCACCGGCGCCGAAGATCCGAAGAAGATGGCGAACGACTGGGACGACCACGTGCGCGACGGCCAATCGAAGGTGGCGCTCTGATGGACGCCGTCACCGATTGGCGCAAAGACGTTCAGAGAGCATTCTTCTTCGCTGACGGCGCGAGCCCTTCGGTGGTCGCCTTCGACATTGTGGTGTCGGAGTCACATACGTCTGATCTCGAGATCACGGACAACCCGGTCGAGACGGGTGTCGTCGTCTCCGACCACGCCTTCGCCAAGCCGGACACTCTCGAACTCGTTCTCATGGTGAGCGATACGCTGCTCACTCCCGCGCTAAACCCTGACCCCTTCTCGAGCATCATAAGTCGGGCGGCGACGGGATGGAACTGGCTCAAGGGCTTGCAGAAGTCGGCCGTACCATTCGAGGTGCAGACAGGTCTGCAGCTCTACCAGAACCAGCTCATAGGGCGACTCTCGGCGATGCAGGACAAGGATAAGGCCGGCGTCCTAATCGTCACGGCCTCGCTGCGCGAGGTCCAGATCGTCTCAACGCAGACGGTGACATTTCCGCCGAGGAAGGCTGGAAAGACGACGCGCCAGGCGTCCGCCCCCGTGGACCAGGGAAATGTGGCGACGACGCCCGTCACGGCGCAGTCAACCCTTCTTAACCAGGCGCTGAGCCAGCTCATCCCTGGCTTCTCGTCTAATCCGTCCAAATATACGGATTTCATTGGTCAGTGATGCTGACGATCCCGCTCACGTCAGATCCGAAGCAGACAATGACCGTCGTCCTGGGATCGACGACAGTCGACCTGGCGGTCCGCTACAACGACCAGTCCGGCGTCTGGAACTTCGACCTGGCGCTTGACGGCGTCGGCACCGTGCTGCTGACCAATGTGCCGATGCTCATCGGCCAGGACCTCCTGGCCCCCTACGCGCTCGGACTCGGCGGCCTCATCGTCACGGACACGTCGGGGCAGTACCTAGACGCCGGCCCGGACGATCTTGGTACCCGCGTTACGCTACAGTGGCTCTCGCCGACTGAGCTCGCAGGGCTCAAGAGCGCAGGGGCCGCACTGTGAGATCGACGCAGCAGTTTGGGCGCGTCTGCCAGGCGGTCTTCGGAACCTCTGGCGCGCAGGGTCTCGAGGTCTCTGAGCTCAGGATCTCGTTCACTGTAATCAAGACGGTGCACCATACTCCGAACGCGGGCGACATCCGCATTTACAACCTCTCACAGGCGCATGAGAACCAGATCAAGGGGGAATTCGATTCTGTCCTCTTGAATGTTGGCTACCAGGGCGCCACGCGCCTGCTTTTGCGCGGTAATATCCGGCGCACGCGCAGCTACCGCGATGGAAACGATCGCGTTCTGCAGGTGATTTGCGGCGATGGAGACTCGGATTACCGCAACGGCGTCGTCAACACAACGCTCGCCGCCGGCACCACCGATCAGGACCTGGTCGACCACATCGTCAGCCAGGTGTTCGAGACGACGACACTCGGGAGCGTGGTACTTAGCGGTCAGCGGCGCATCAGGGGCGCCGTCTTCGCGGGCATGGCCAGGCACTATCTTCACGGGATCGCGAGGAACAACGACGCGCACTGGTCGATCCAGGATGGCCAGCTTCAGATCGTCCCTGTCGACTCGACACTGCCAACCGAGGCCGTCGTGCTGCGCTCCGACACGGGCCTGCTCAACGCCCCCGAGGTCACCGACAAGGGCATCACAGCAAAGTGCCTGCTCAACCCGCAGCTCTGCCCGAATGGAAAGGTTTGGCTCGACAACAACGATCTGAAAGAACTGCTTCGTAAGCGAGTCGAAGCGAAACCGGGAGCTCGAAAGAACAAGCCGCATACGCCCGCCCGGCTCGACCCGGACGGCATCTATAAGATCCTAAAGCTCACGCAGAAGGGGGACACGCGCGGCCCCGACTGGTACTCGGAGAGCCTGTGCGTGAGTCTTGGAAAATCGATCCCCACCGGAGCGCAGGCGGCCTAAATGGATCCCGTCCTCGAGCTACAACGCCAGGTGGACGAGCAGCGCTTCGCCGAGGCCGACCCCGTGCGGCTGACGATTCGCGAGATGCTCATGATGGTCCACACCGGGATGCCCGGCATCGTGCAGTCGTTCAATCGAGAGACGCAGACGGCGGTTGTCCAGCCGGCGATCCAGCGACTGATCGTCGGCGAGTCGGAACCGGTGACGCTACCAGTCTGCCCGGATGTTCCGGTGTTCTTCCCCGGCGGCGGTGGCTACGTGCTGACGCTTCCTGTCGCGCAGGGTGACGAATGCTTGCTCCAGTTCTCCGAGCGCGCGATCGACTTCTGGTTCGACCGGGGCGGAGTGCAACAGCCGAGCGAGGTCCGCACGCACGACCTCTCCGACGGTTTCGCCTTCGTTGGCTTTCGGTCCAAGCCGAACTTCATTGCGGGCGGGGTTGCGGCCGG